CTGTTATGGTTATGGTTTCAAATTTAAAAAGAAAAGAAGAACACAAAAACAAAACATTTAAGGTGAAATTTATTGATCAAAAAACAATTGTAACAAGAGTAAAATAAACTAACACATATGCACATCCAAACCGTTAACTACACTAGAACATTTAATTTAGGTAATTATTCTTCTGAAAAAATTGGCGTTGAATTTGCTCTTAATGAGGGTGAATCAGCTAATAAAGCTCTTGATTTTGCAAGAGAATTAGTAGAACAATACCATGCTGAAAATGTAAAAAGACAGAAAGAACTTTATGATGAATCTATTGGAGATTCTTTATATAAGGCTCTTGATGTAAAAGTAATCCCAACACAATCAAAACAAACATTAGCTGAAAAAACAAAAGCATTTATTGATTCTTGCAAAACAAAAGAAGAATTAAAAGCCTGGGAGTTAATGAGTAGAAACAATCCGGAGTTACTAGAACACTATAATAATAAACTTAAAACACTTTAAAGTATGCAGTGGAATGACACACACATCAGAGCAAGCTCTGTAGGTTATTTAATGACCGAACCTCAATCAAAAGCTGATAAAGAAGCTGGATTGTTGTCTAAAACAGCTCAAAAACATTTATTAGATGTTTATATAGCTGAAAAGTATGGCCGTAAAAAGGATATACAAACTAAGCAAATGAAAAAAGGTATAGAAGTAGAACAAGAATCAATTGATTTGCTTTCAATATACTTAAAAATGCCATTTAGCAAAAATATTGAAAGATTTACTAATGATTTTATTACTGGATTACCAGATATCATTGATAATGATAGAATAATTGATATTAAATCTAGTTATGATCTTTGGACATTTATTGGTAATATCCCAGATAAATTAGATAGTTTATATTATTGGCAAATGCAATCATATATGTGGTTAACAGGAACTAAAAATGCTGTTATTGCTTATTGTCTTGTAAATACTCCATCAAATATTATAGAACAAGAAAAGTATTATATGCTTAAAAAAATGGATGTTGCTACTGAAGAAAATCCAGAATATATAAAAGAAGCAATGAAAATTGAATTTAACATGTCTTTTGATGATATTTCTATTGATGAAAGAGTATTAATGTTTAATGTAGGAAGAAACGAAGATGATATTTTACGAATACAACAAAAAGTAGAAAGAGCAAGAGAGTTTTTAAGAGAATTAGAAGAAACACATTTAAACTTTAATAAATAATATGAATCCTGAAGTTAATAATGGTGCCAATATCATAAATGCCATACAAAATTTAAAAATGGCTCAAGAACAATTTCAAGATTTTTGCAGGCAATACCCTAATTCCCAAGGATCAAGATTATTTAAAAAATATAGTGATAAAATAGGTTGGATGTTTAGCGATTTAATATCTAACCCATTTTTAACTGAAGAAGTTAGGATTGGTATTAAAACAGAAATAGAAAGTGATGTTTTTGCAGTTCCGGCAATTATTGAGAAGGTAGCATTATTAACTCCATATCAAAGAGATATGATTGAAACTACATTAGATGCTTTATTAAGCGGAGAAGAAGTTAAAATTGTTGATATAAATGAAATTAATTAAAATTATATTAGGAATTATTTATTTAGTATTATTACAAATTGTATTATTATTATTATTCCCTTTTGTAATTATATTTTATATTTATTGTTACTTAAAATACAAAAAAAATGGCAAAGAAAAAAACAGAAATTCCAAAAGAAATACAAATTTACACAGAAGGATGTGATTTTTGTATGCAATTTGATTATGATGAACCACATGTGATTGGCGCAAGCCCAGATGGTGATGGTGGATTAGAAATAGTATTAAAAGCATATCAAGATGCTGGTATTACTTTTATTTGTCCCACAACAGGTAAAAAACTTAGATTATATTCAAGACCTTTGTCTGATGCAGGTAAAAAAATATTAGAAGATCAGCCTAAAAATTAATTAATGGGTATAATAATAACAATTAATAACATGACAGGTGTAATAATTATATCAATTTTTGGATTAATATCAATACTTGGCGCAATTGACATTTATAAACAAACTAAAAAATAACAAAATGATATATATAGTTGTATTTTTATTAATGATTATTGCAGGATTTGTTGCTTATGATATTGGCAATGAACCATTTGATAAAAATAAAAAATAATTTATGCTGGTTGGTGTAATTGGCAACACTACAGATTTTGATTCTGTCATTCAAGGTTCAAATCCTTGACCAGTAACTATTTTAAACTAAGTAGATATAAAGTTTCTGCAAACAAAGTAGCAATTTCATCAACTTGATTTTGAATCCAAGTTTCTTGATAAATATCTTCTCTTTCTTTTTGTATTGCATTATAGCAAGATTTAAAATATTTCACAACTTGATCATGGTTTTTATAATCAACTGGGCTATCTAATTGATAACGAGTAGGTCTGCCATGAATCCCACTAACACTTTCTACTAATCCATCTGTTAAATCTAAAATACCATTGTAAAACTTATTTAAAGCTTTATGCTCTGCATAAGATTCTGTTTGATGATGCCAAACAACTGCTTGATCAAAAGCATCTTTTAAATAAGATACAAAATATGAAAATTTTTCTTCAGACATGATATTATATTTATGCTAAATTACGATTTTTTGTGTGCATTGGCAAACTTTCTTGCGGCTTCAACACTTCCAAATCCCCAAGCTTTAAGTGCTAATGCTTTACGAGTGGGTTCCCCATTAGGTTTTTTCATTGCACCTAACATTCCTGAAAATCTAGCTGCGAAAGCAACTCTACGAGGATTTGTACCAGATTTAACAGGTGCTTTTAAATGCCCTCCAGTTTCAGCATTATAAGATGCTCTACCTTTTGCATTTAATCCACCTTCCGGATTTTTACCTTCTTTTCTTTGCCAAGCTCCAGACATAATTTACTTTTTTTCTTGTGCTTTAATTTTTTTTTCTTGTTTTAACATTTCTGGTGTAGGCTTTTTACCTGAACCAGCAGCCGCACGAATATTATCCCATAAACCACGAGGTGAATATGAGCCATCTGCTCGCTTCATCATTTTTAATTTACTTTTCATACGCTAATTTACGAATTTTTTAGGAACCACGCCAAAGTTCCTTCTTTAGGCTCATTTTCGACAGCTTGCCGGTTTAGAACTATTGATACCTTTTCATTAATATCATCCAATTTTGAGGCATTAATTTCATATGGAGGCATATTTTTGAATGGTGCACCCCTTTTGACCTCTTTTTCACCATAATTATCCATTAAATAGTTCACTACTTGCTGAACAGATGTCAAATTTTGCTCTTTTTGAATCATTTCCAACTTATCTAAGTCAAATCTAACTCCAATTGGTTTGCTTTTTGCCATAAAATTATTTTAAAATGCTTCGCAGCTTTCTGCGCAACCATCTAGTTTATCAAACATTGTTAATTGTCTTAATTCAGCTTGGCTCATTTGTGCCATTTTTAAAATATCTACAGTTGACTTGTTATTTCTGTAAAAATTAAACGGAGGTTTTAATGTATTATTTCTTGGGTTAAAATATCCATATTTATTTTCCATTTCAGCCCACCATTCAAAACTTTTTGGATTTCTAATCATATTTCTTGCCAATCTTGGAAAATCTTTTTTCCAACAATTGTCGCAATTACCCTCATCTGGATGTATGTTTAAATCAAAATCTTGATTTCCCCACCATTCAGAAACCATTGATTTTGTTACTGGATTTATTTCGGCTAAAGGATAAATAAATTTCTTCTTTTCTCTATTTTTATCAATTCTATTAAGTTCATCAAATCTTATGCCTATAGCCCTATAATAATCATCCCAACCAATTGATTTTAAATAACTTTCAATTGCAGAGGTTTTTAATTGTTTACTACAAAATGGTTCATCTGTTCTTGGTATTCCTAAAATAGAAATCATTTCTTCAAATGGTTCTCCTTTTCTACTTGCAGAATCAAAATCAACAACTTTATGTTGAACAGACCACCCTTTTTCCGAAAAAGGTTTACCATTTTCATCTTTACATTTGGCTTCAACCCATATAATTGGGATTCCCCATTCCTGAGAACATTCATCTACAAAAAATAAAGTTTTTTCTGCTTCTTTTCCAGTGTTTGCAAAAACAACAATTTTTTCATATTGATCTCTTTCAGGCCATTCATTAAAAAGATACCATAACATATAGCCAGAAGTCCTTCCTCCGCTAAAAGAAATAAGTAATTTTTTCATATAAAATATTTGTAGCTACAAAATTAAGTTAATTATTTGAAATGTAGCTACAAAAATTAAATTAATTATACAAAATGTAGCTACAAATATCCCCTATAACAATATCCTTAATACTTAACAGGAAACAAATAACAGGGATCAATTGCATGAACCAATACCAATGCCATCAGCCGGCCATATACCCATGCCC